GGCACGATCGGCCCGGAAGCGGCCGCCGACCTAGCCGCCGATTTCGTGGCCGAACGCGACCGGGTGTTGCCGCTGCTGATCCGTGAGGTCGACTACTACCGGGTGAGGTACGACGACTGGCAGCGGGCGTTCACGTTGGCCGCCGGCAGCGGACTGGTGGAGTTCCGATGACCCCGGCCGTGTCGTTCTCTGTGATCGGCCTGCCGGCTCCGCAGGGCAGCAAGACCCGGATGCCGAACGGGGCGATGGTCGAAGCCGCGTCGAAGACGGGCCGCGACAACTTGCGGTCATGGCGGGACACGCTCATCGCCGCCGCCCGCCCCCACGCGCCCGCCAGCGGGCCGATAGACGAACCGTTACGGGTCGCCATCGACTTCCGGTTCCCGGCCACCAAATCGAAGCCGTACCGGCACCATCACGCGTCGAAACCCGACGTCGACAAACTGGTGAGGGCCACCCTCGATTCGTTGAAGCTCGCCGGTCTGATCGCAGACGACTCACTGGTCTGCGACCTGGCCGTCACGAAACGGTATTGCCGCCTAGGCGGCCTGCCGTCGGGTGCCGACGTGGTTGTCCACCCGCTCGGTTTGCAGGAGCAGCACTTCGCTGCGGAACGGAAACGGGCGGCGCAGGAAACTCGTCGCCGGCCCGCGGTGTTGCCGGCCGAGGATGGCGGCACAACCGAAAGCGTCGCATCGTGATCGCCTTCGCCGCGGGAATCCTCGTCGGCTTGGTCGGCGCGTGGTGCTGGTTTTTGTCGCGAGTGTCGGTCGTAGTTCAGCGTCACCTGACGGCCCGGCCTGACGAGACGGTGGACATCGCCGACGATCTGTTTTGGGCGTTGGTGCCGGGACCGTTCGGCCGGTGGATCGACCGCCAAGCGCTGCGCATCATCAAGCGAGACGAACGGTCGTGATAGTGCTTGTTCGGCGGTGCTGGCCGCCCCAACCCGCAAGGAGCACACGATGACGCAAGACGCCGAAGGCGTCCAAGCCGACCTCGTCAGCGCCATCCAAAAGGCGCCGCTCGTTGAGGTAAACGGCGGGGAACTGGAACACATCAGCACGGTCTACAAACCCGAAGGCCAGGCCATCGTGATCGCGAGCGCCGTGCTCGCAACGGATCTCCTGCTCTCAAACCTGTCCATCAACGACGGGCCGCTCGTAACGCACACCGACGAAGACGGCAAGTACACCACCCGCGAGATGCGCCGGCTGACGTGGCGCGAAGCCTACGAACGTGCCGAGGACGAACGACGAGAACTGAGCAAGTACCGCGCCATGTGGTCCGACCTCGACCGCTGTGAACACGGCCGCCACGAAGGCGACGTGTGCTCGACCTGCGGCGGGCCATCGCACGGCAACCCGCGTCTCGCCGATGACCGCATCGTCGGCTTCTCGCTTTCGGCCGCGCCGTTGGTCGTCCCTGTCCTGCGCGCTGCGCCGTCGCCGGTTGGGGTGCCCGCCGACACCGACACCACGCCATGAGGGTCAGGGACCTGCCGCCGTTCGACGAGAAAGGCCGTTGCCCGAAGTGCGGCGGCGAGGACGTGCGCACCATCTACCAGAAGGATGCCCACTGCTCGCACTACCCGGACCGCTGCGTGCTGAACGGCCTTTCCGAACCGGCCTGCTGCAAAGCCGAGCACCTGCACCGCCACTGCCAGCGGTGCCGCTACTGGTGGGCCGAAGCGGTGATCCCCGCGCCGTCTGTTGCGTCCGGGCGGGCCGACACACGGACACCAACAACATGAGCCGGTCAATCAGCGCCCACCGGCAAGCCCTCGCCGATCAATGCGTCGCGATCCTCCGCGACGCCGATGGCTTCCCGCTCTCCACCCACGAAATCGCAACGAAACTCGGCGACCGCCTCGTCACCTTCTCATGGGCCGACAAGCGGCCAGTGCCGCCACGACCGGCATGCTGGCCGCCGGACATCGATGGCGACATCGTGCATGATTCCGCCTGGTGCCATCGGTGCGGGACGCGGCATCGCCAACCTGTCTGGCGGGACTACGACGGCCAAGACATCCGCGGCCTGCTGAACCGGCTCGCCAAAAGCGGCGAGGTCGAGAAGGTCGCGTTCGACGGCATCCGGCAGCACTACTGGCGCCGCGAGGACACCGACGCCGAGGTCCGCCCATGACGCCCGCCGTCTACGCCGCGCATGTGGCCGCCGTCCCCGGCCCCGTCCTCCCCCTCACCATCATCGCCCTCTGCGCTGTCGGCACGGTCGCCTGGCAGGCATGGCACCACACGCCGGCCGCGTTCACCGACTGCTGGCGTCTGGTGGCCGACGGCTGGCCACGACACGTCCACGTCATCACACGAGGCGGCGCACGATGACGGCGTTCGCACGGTTCCTCGTCGGCGACGCCCGCAAACGGATCGCCGAGCTCCCCGACCAGTCCATCCAGTCCGTCATCACCAGCCCGCCCTACCTCGCCAAACGGGCGTACCTCGCACCAGACGACCCGAACAAGGCGCTCGAGATCGGCCAAGAAGACACGCCCGCCGACTTCCTCGCAGCGCTGCTGGCATTGACCGACGACCTGTGGCGGGTGCTGCGCGACGACGGGACCATCTGGATCAACCTGGGCGACACGGCGGCCTTCTCTGGCGGCAGTGGCGGCGACTACCTGCCCGGCGGTCTACGAGAGGGTCAGGCCCGCTACGAGGGCAGCGCACGGCGTGCCGTGAACGAACGGCGATGGAACCGAGCCAAGTCCGGCTGGCCGCTGGCCAAGTCGGTCTGTTGGATACCGCAACTGTTCGGCGCGTCGCTCGCCTACGGCCGCAACCTGCTGACCGGCGAACCGTGCCAGCAGTGGGTGACCCGCCCGCCCGTCACCTGGTGCAAACCGAACCCGTCGGTCGGCGAGATCATCGACAAGTTCCGCGAAGCCACCGAGCTGATCGTGTGGGCAGCGAAGACCAGCAAACCGGGCGGCTACTACTTCGACCTCGACGCCATCCGCGAAGTGCCGAGCGGTTACGAACGAGTCAGCGTGGTCCGGGAGACGCCACCCGGTCAGCGAAAGCGCACGGTGCAGGACAAGTGCAATCCAAAAGGCACGCCGCCGCTCGACTGGTGGGAGATCCCGACGCAGCCGTACGCGGGAGCGCACTTCGCCACCTTCCCCGAAGCGCTCATCCACCGGCCCGTCATCGCATCCTGCCCACCCGACGGCATCATCCTCGACCCCTTCGCCGGATCAGGAACCACCCTCGCCGTCGCGTTCGGCAACGGACGCTCATCAATCGGGATTGATTTGGACCCACGAAACGCAGACCTCGCCCGCCAACGAGTCGGCATGTGGCTCGAAGTCGACGACGTCCTCGACTTCGCCGCGCCGGTCGACGCCGCCCACCGGACACCGACATGACCGCCACCCACTACCGCGAGCTCCACCCCAACGGCGGACACCCGCCTTGGCCGCGCCCGTTCCCGCTCGCACCCCTGCTCGCACTTATCCCCGGCGCCGGGCTCGAACGGGCCGCCAGGCTCAACATCACGCCCCGCTACTACTGGCGGCTCCACCGGTACGGCGCGCTCACCGTCGACCAGGCCGACCGGTACGCATACACCATCGACCGCCACCCGTGCGAAATATGGGGCGAACTGTGGTGGCAGCACGCAGACCCGGAGGACAACACGTGAGATGGCCGCGCCGCAACCAACCGCCGCCCCGCTTCGCCGGCCGGTCACCGCTCGCCCACCCCGGCATCCTCCTCGACGTCCCCCTCCCCGACGGGCCCCGCTGGCTCACCAAAGAGGACTACCCGTGCTGCCTCGCCAACCGCGACGCTGACGGCCGGCTCCCGATCGGCTGGTGCGGACCCGACTGTCTACGCCGCATAGAACGAAAAGGCGGCATCACGTGACCGTCGCATACCACCAAATCGGCCACGCTGGCGCGACTATAATCGGGGGTACCGAAAAGAGTGACCCCCGCGCCGCTTGCCACGGCCGGGGGTCTGGCCATCAACCCACAGGAGGTCGATGACGAGTGGACGATCCCACCACCACGCCGACCGCGTCAAGCGGCGAGCGCGAGTACCAGTGGACCGAACGTCGATGGCATACCCACCGGGCACCCGCCGGCCAATGTTGGTCAGTCCGCGAGATGTGCTCCTACACCACCGCACTAGAGCGGTTCATCCCGCACCTGCAAGCCATGGCCGAAGGGCTCGAACGGGCGTACTACTCGGAGTGCGATTACGACGCTGACCGTTCCCATGACAGCGATGACGACTACGGCGTCTTCGTGATCGGACTCCGGCCGATGACGCCGGAGGACAAGACCGAGGACATGTTGCGAGCCGAGCGTCAGGAGTACGAGGAGCGCGAGCAACTTGCCCACCTGATGGACAAGTACGGCGACCCCGCCCCCGCTGCGCCGTCGTCTCCCAACGAAACGGGCCAGTGATGGCACGCGACCGACGACACCCCGCTGACGTGACGGCCGACCGCCTCATCGAGCATTACCAGCAGTGGTTCGACTCGTTAACGGGCAGCGAACGCGACTACATCGGACTGGTCATCAACGTCCTCCGCGACATCGCAGAAGGTGTTCGCGGCCCGGACCCCACACCGCCCCGCTCCGGCGGCGACCGACGCAAAGCGGGTCGGTGATGGCACGCACCTACGCCCCCCTGCTCGTCTCCATCTGGAACGACCCGCAATTCGTGGCGCTCACCGAAGGCGCCCAACGCCTCTACTTCGTCGCCAACAGCCAACCGAACATGACCTACTGCGGCGTCGTCCCCTTCATGCCGGTGAGCTGGTCGGCGCTCGCCACCAACAACACCGCCACCAAGATCCGCCGCGACGTGAAGGAACTCGAAAAGCACAAGTTCGTCATCCTCGACCCGCTCACCGAGGAACTGTGGGTCAAGTCGTTCATCAAGCACAACAACGTGCTCGCCCAACCGAACGTCGAGAAGGCCATGAAGGCGAGCTACGAGACGGTCCGGTCGCAGCGGATCAAGCAGGCCGTCTACCGCTCGGTGCCCGAGGATCACCGTTCGGGGATGAGCGATCCCTTCGGCAAGCCACCCCCGAAGGCCGAACCCTTACCGGAAGGGTCGGCCGAAGGGGTACCGCATCCCAACGGCAAAGGCGTCGATCCGACCCAGGGTTATGGTTCAAGAGAGTCTGTTGTAAGTGGTTTTGAACCTCAACCTGAATCTGAACCTTCTCCCCAACCGGAACCACCACTGGAACCCGAACTCGTAACCCCCACCGCAGCGAGCGCCGCTGACGGCACGGACGGGGCCGAGCCGGACCCGGTGGAAGCGGAGGACGTGGCTACGCCACAAGACGAAACCCCGGACTACCTCGTCGACCTGGTGCTGGCGATCTGCTCGTCGCATCCCGATCGGATCCGACCTGATGCCGTCATCGTCGTGGCCCATCTGCGGCGGCATTTGGACGCTCGACGGATCGAGGAATGTCTCGGCTGGTGCGCGAAGAACCTCAAGACCCGGGTCGGGAATCCGCGGTTCCTGGTGCGCACGATGGAGCAATGGGCGGCCCGCGACGGAATCGTGATCCCACCGTTGCCGAGCATCAAGCGGGCGTCGTGACGTGCCCGTTCTGCGGCCAGCCGGGCGAACGGGCGTTGACCGGGATCGCTCACAAGGTCGCGGTCGTCTTCTGCCCGGCCTGCAACGATGTGGTCGGGCAGCAGGTTGGGGCTGCGGATAGGGCGGCTGGAGCGGTCCTCAAGGCCGGCGTCGCCTTCCTTCTGCCAGCGGCGATACCAGATGCCCAGCCGTTTGCGGGACACACCAGCCTCGTCGGCGACGTGGCTGATCGGCCGTCCTTCTTCGATCCGGTCGATGAGACGCCGCCGCCCTTCCGGTGTGAGTGGAGCGTTGCCATGGCCCACCCACGCCTACTCGATCTCGTCCCGGTCAATCTCCTCGTATGCCCGTGGGTGCAGGTGGCGAGCGATCAGTTTCTTGATGCCGACGTGGCTCATGCCGGCGACCTCGGCGATCTCCCGGAGGGAGGCTCCGTCGTGGCGGGCCTGGAGGATGAGGTTGGCCCGCTCGGCGTCAAGCTCGCTGAGGCGCTTGTCGATGGCCCGAAGACGCCGTGCGATGTCCGGGTCCATCTGGTCGAAGCTAATGGGCAGGTCAGTGGCGGTGCCCATCGTCGTCACGCCCTTCCCAGCAGGGCTCGTCGCAAGTTGTCTATCCGTTCGGTGGGTTCATCCCACGGGTTGACTGTCCCAACCTCTTGGCGGGCGTCGAGGGCGTCGTGGCTCCAAGTGCCGTCGTCCAGTTTCCAGATGACGAGGCGTAGGTGCGGCCAGAGAGGGTGCTCGGTGTGGGCGACGAAGGTCGCGCTGCCGATGCCTTCGATGCTGACGATGTTGCCGGGCATGAGGTCGGCGACCCTCATGACTTCAACGCCCAAGGTGCTGCTGCCGGAAGCAGCTCCGTCTCGATGCAGTGGTGGCACAGCCGGAGGATTTGAGCGGCGTTCGGGTTGTAGCCGATCGCCAGCGTCACGATGGTCGTCTCGTTGTCCTCGGTGCACGAGTCGCACCGGGAGTGCTCGAGGGTGGTGCGCTGACGAATCACGGTCGGAGGCAGTCCTTCGCCGAGTGGCCCGCCGCCGCCCGCATGATGACCAGCGCCTCGCAGAACTCGCAGAGGTCGGTGCCGATGCCGCCATGCCAAGTGTCGCTGTCCTCGATGTCCGAGGCGCAGATGACCTTGGCGATGGCAATGGTCGCAGCGTTCGCCTGCTCAACGGTGAGGCTGACGCTGGTCCTGGTCTCCACTGCTGTCGTCGTCATGTAAACCAAGTTACCACCAGTGCGGTAACTCAGTCAACACCCAATCGTGAACCTAGTTACCAGAGGAAGGCCCATGCCCCTACTGAGAACAACCTCTCCAAGTACTGATGGGAACAACCTCACCAGATGGCACACCTAGCCGACGTGTGGGCGGTGTTCGACGGTCAGTGCGAGCGACGGTCAACGTCGGGCGGTTGGGCGCGATGAGCGGCACGGTCACCGATCCGGACGGGCTGGTGTGGGCACTCCGTTGCGACTGCGGCCTGCACCCGCACGTTGGCCACGAAGCGGAGCCGGTCGCGTACGTCGGCGACGCGGAGCCGATCGACATGGTGCCGATCGTGCGCGACGCCGTGGCGAAGTTGGCGAAGGTCAAGAGGCGCGAAGGAGATCCTGATGCCCACTGAAATCGGCTGGACCGACGAGACGTGGAACCCAACGACCGGCTGCGACCGCGTGTCGCCCGGCTGCGACAACTGCTACATCGAACGGACGATCCCGTTCCGCGTCGAGGGCCGCCGGTTCGACGAGCACGGCAAGATGGGCGTCCGGCTGCACCCCGACCGGCTGGACAAGCCGCTGCATTGGCGGAAGCCGCGGCGAGTGTTCGTCAACTCGCTGAGCGACCTGTTCCACCCCGACGTGCCCGACCGGTTCATCTCTCGCGTCTTTCAGGTGATGGGCAGCACCCAACGGCACACCTACCAAGTGCTCACGAAACGACAGCAGCGAATGGCCCAATGGATGCCGGCGAACTTCGTGGTCGACGAAGCGAAAGGATGGCCCGGATACCAGCGCAACGTCTGGTTGGGCACGTCGATCGAGAACGACCGCTACACGTTCCGCGCTGACCATCTGCGGGCCACGCCCGCCGCGGTCCGCTTCCTCAGCTGCGAGCCGCTGATCGGGCCGCTCCCGTCGCTTGATCTGACCGGCATCGACTGGTGCATCATCGGCGGCGAGTCGGGTCCGGGGGCGCGGCCGATGGACCCGGAGTGGGCGCGGGACATCGTCGAACGCTGCGACACGGCCGGTGTTGCGGTGTTCGTGAAGCAGGCGGGGAAGGTGCTCGGCCGCGAGTGGGGCTGCCCGGACGGCCACGGTGCCGACTGGTCGACGTGGCCCGAGTGGGCGCGGCGCCGCGAGTTCCCGTTGTCGGTGTCAGCGTGAGGCCGTATCGGGTGAACGTCGCATCAGACCACGTCCGCACGTACGGCTCGCTCGAACACGCGCTCGGCTACGCCTTGCGCGAAACGGCGCGGCGTCCGATCGGCTGCCACACCGTCGTCTCGCGGCTCACTGAGACGCTCGTTGTCATTGATCGTGCGCTCGCCAACAACGTCCGTGTCCTGCTACGCGGCGAACTCGCACGAGGCGAACCATGACCCTGGCGGTCCCGGTGACGGTGGCGTGTCTGTCGGCCGGCGTGTGCCCCGACTGCACCGGCCCGCTCGCAACCGTCGAATGGGACCAGCCGGCACTCGAAACGGTCCGCACCGAATGCGCCGTCTGCCCACGATGCGGATGGATGCTCGTCCGAGCCCGCGGCGCCGTCCGACCAGCGAAAGGAGCAGCGTGAAAGCCTTGACGTTGTGGCAGCCGTGGGCGTCGTTGGTGGCGCTCGGGGTGAAGACGATCGAGACGCGCTCATGGTCGACGTCGCACCGCGGCCCGTTGGCGATCCACGCCAGCAAGCACCCGATTAGCGAGAAGCACGTGGTCGGTGACTGGGAGGCATGGCCACCGGACGCTCCCGGCCGAATCCATCCGAACCACGACCACGAGCGGCCCGCCCGCATCTACTGCAACATGTCGCCGTGTACTCGCGGCCTCCGGACGGTGATCGACGAGCAGACGAGCACGTACGGGTGGGAGTTCATGTTCATGGGCACCAGCCAGGAGGCGATGCTGCAAGCGGCAGCGGCTGGGTTCGCGGCCCAGACCAGTTACGCGACCATGGATTCGGCGAACGGCATCAAGTCGTCGTACGTCGTGGCGTCATCGACGATCGCCAGGGCGAGGACGCAGGGCGGGAAGGTGGAGGTCAACGAAGAAGATCGGCGCAAGCTCCGCTGATGGCCCGCCCCATGCGGAAACCGCCCGACACCGTCGACCAACGCCGCAAACTCCGCGACGACCTCCACCGCTACATCAACACCTGCCTCGACCACTGGGACACCATCCTCCGCCAAGCCGACGACATGGCCGCCGGCTACCCACCCACGACCACCGGCGGCGGCGGCAACGGCGAAAACACCCTCGTCGAAGCCCAAGCCCTCGCCACCATCGGACCCGGCGAACAAGCCAACGACTGGCTCGCCCACTGGTCCGAAACCGTCGCCCACCTCACCAACACCTACAGCGACCTCATGCGGCTCCTGCCCATGACCGACGACGAAAAGGCCAAAGCCCAGCAAAGGGAGAACACTGTCGAGGTCTGCACCGACTGCGGCGACCCGGCACCCAAAGTCAGGCGCATCAACGGCAAGCCCTATCACGCGGACTCGTGCTATTACCGCCGCTGGCGAGCCATGAGAAAGGACGAAGCTGGATAAAAGTGGTATGCGAAGTGTCGGTATGCGACCGGCCAGCCAAGACGCGCGGCCTCTGTGGGGCTCATTACGAGCGGCAACGCCTCAGCGGATCGACCCGATCCGACGAACCGCTTCAACCGCGCACCGGCAACGGCAGCATCACCAAGACCGGCTACCGACAAGTCCGCCGCACCGGCCACATCCTCAGCGGATCGTCGGGCGATGTGCTGGAACACCGAGTCGTCCTCTTTGACGCCATCGGCTATGGCCCACACCTATGCCACTGGTGCGGGCTTGCAATCAACTGGAGCAAAGAAAAGCCGTCGTCTCGTTGCCCGCATCTGCTTGTTGTCGACCACCTCGACGGCGACAGACTCAACAACGACTTGTCGAACCTCGTCCCGTCCTGTCAGCCATGCAACTGGCGAAGGGCTGAGATATGGCGCTACCGGTGGCGACGGTACGAACTGCAAGGAGCGATGATGGACCTACCCGACGGAATGACAGCGGACAAGCTGCAGTTCATCGCCAAGTACATCAGCGAGTGCGATTCGATCATCGGCAACCTCCTTCGCCGGGCGCGGGAAGAGAGTGGTGATGAAAGCAAGGTCACGCCGAAGATGCTTGAGTTCGTCGACGGCAAGGCAGTACAAGCCGACTTGACGGCATGGGCTGATGAGATTTTGACCGTGACGGGCCGCGCCGTGCAACAGTCGCCCGGAAAGCGCCGCTGACCAGGATCGTTACACCGAAGTGCAACAGTCGCTATCTTGGTAGATGGCAACATGCGTCGAGTTGTCTCCGCACCCCTGCCAACCCCCCGCTGAACCAGGGAGGCCAACACGTGGAACTCTGGATCCGCACCGGCCCTCACCGCATCGACATCAGCGACGACAACAGTTGGTCACCCGACGTCCTCGACACGTGGATCAACCAAGCCATCCGCGCCATCGTCACCATCGACACCGCCATCCGCGCCATCGACACACAGACCGATGCTGACCCGAACGTGCACTGACTGCGGCACACCCCGCTGATAGGGAGGCCCGAGATGATGGCCGACAACAACAACGGTCGCCTCACCATTGAGCAGGTCGCCCACGCCTTCGGCGTTCCACCCTGGCTAATCGACGGACCACGCCCACCATGGTGGCGTCGCCTGTACTGGCGCATCACCAAGCGCTGATGCCGCGCAGCCCCGGACGCACCGGCCGACCCTGGCTCAGACTCCGCGCCCAAGTCATCGCCGAAGAACACACCTGCTGCCTATGCGGCGGCCAAGTCGACAAGACCCTCCCCGGCACCCACCCATGGGGACCGACCATCCAACACGTCACCAGCCTCAACATGGGCGGCGCACCACGCGACCGCAACAACACCCGACTCGCCCATCGCACCTGCAACCTCCGAGCAGGCGACGGCTCCCGACGCCGACGCCACACCCCACCACGAAAACAATCACGAGCATGGTGAAAAGTTCAGAAACGCTGCCGAGCGACCCATTGAGCAGTCGCCCGGTTTCTCTCTACAGGGGTCGGGGGGTTCGGCATGGGTGACCAGCGGGCCGATTTGGAGCGGCTTCGCGAGGGCCTGTTGGCGGCGTTCGATTGTGCGGATGTGGCGGTGAAGGCGCAGGTTGCGGGCCAATTGCGGGCTGTGATCAAGGATTTGGCGGCGCTCGGCGGCGGCGTGGAGGTGTCTGTTGCCGATGAGATCGCGGCTCGACGTGAGGCTCGGCGTGTTGGAGCCGCAGATCGTTCATCGGCCGCCCGGCGTGGTCAGCCTCGCCGCGGCGGAGGAGGCAATCGAGCTAGCTGATTCGTATGGGGTGGCTGGCGGGTTTCCGTTGGACGAGTCGCAGCGGTTCACGCTGCGGGTGGGGTTGGGGGAGCGTGCGGACGGGTCGTGGGCGGCGTCCACGGTCGCTGATTTCGAGCCGAGGCAGAACGGCAAGAACGACACTTGCGCTGCTCGGGAGTTGGCGGGCCTGATCTTGTTCGGGGAGCGGCTGATTCTTCATACGGCCCATGAGTTCAAGACGGCAAACGAGTCGTTTCTGCGGATGGTGGCCGTTTTCGAGAATTGGGACGATCTGCGGCGCAAGGTGGCTCGTATCCGCTATGCGAATGGCGAGCAGGGCGTGGAATTGTTGAGCGGGCAGAGGTTGAAGTTCGCGGCTCGGACGGGCGGGTCGGGTCGTGGGTTCGCCGAGGTCGATCTGACGGTCTACGACGAGGCTCAGCATTTGCAGGCGGAGCATGTGGCGGCGTCGGGTCCTGCTCGGTTGGCGAACCCGAATAGCCAGTCGTGGTATATGGGGTCTGGTGGTTTGGAGTCGTCGGCGAACGCGTGGCGGTTGCGGAAGCGGGCGCTGGCGGGCGAGGGTGGCCGGTTCGCCTATGTGGAGCACACTGCTGAGCGGGTGTCGTTGGAGGGCGGCCGCGTCAAGTCGGTGCGGCCGGACGTTCACGACCGGGAGGCGTGGGCGAGAGCGAACGCTGCTTATGGCCGGCGGATCACGGATGAGGCGCTGCTGTCGCTGCTCGATGAGTTGGGCGCCGAGTTGTATGCGCGGGAGTGCTTGTGCGTGTGGGATGCGGAGCCGCAGGCGGGCGACGCTGTGTTCTCGGGCGAGCAGTGGCGGGCGTGCGCCGATCCGAGCTCGCAGATCGTCGGGCCGGTGGTGTTCGCGTTCGACGTGTCGATCGACCGGGCGTGGTCGTCGATCTGTTCGGCCGGGATCCGGGCTGACGGCCTGCCGCATGTCGAGGTGGTCGATCATCGGCAGGGGACTGGTTGGGTCGCGGGTCGGCTGGCCGAGCTGGTCGAGCGTTGGGGTCCGCCGGGCAAGGGTCCGGACGGCAAGTTGGTGCCGTTGGTGGTGTGCGATCCGAAGGGTCCGGCGGGCGGACTGTTGGCCGATGTCGGCGCGGCGAAGGTCGACGTTCATCTGGCGGGTACGGGCGAGGCGACGCAGGCGTGCGGGATGGTGTTTGACGATGTGGTGGACGGCCGGTTCCGCCATTTAGATCAGCCGGAGTTGAACATGGCGGTGGGTGACGCCGACCGGCGGCCGGTGGGTGATGCGTGGTTGTGGTCTCGGAAGGGTTCGGTGGGCGTGATTTCGCCGTTGGTGGCGGGCACGTTGGCCCGCTGGTGGGTGTCGGCGCGCCCGGCTGAGAAGAAGGAAGCCGACTACTTCACGGTGTGAAAGGCGGGCGCTGGATGGTTGTTGTGTTGACGGCGCTGCTGGTCTGCTTGACGTCGATCGAACTGGCGTGGCTGCTCCGCCCGCGGCCTCAGCCGGTCGTCGCCCACGAGCCGGAACGGGTGGCGAGCGTCCTCGACGAGCGGCTGTTGGAGTACGTGGTTGTCACGTTGAAGTCGGGGACGACGTTCGGCGGCGTGCTGTACGTGGAGGACGCCGGGGCTGTGGTGTTGGCGAAGGCCGAGCACATCAAGAGGGACGGCACGAAGGTGCCCGCGGACGGCGAGATCGTCGTGTTGCGGGGCGACGTCGATTTCATTCAGCGCCCGTAGCGGCGGGGAGGCCAGCGCATGATTCAAAGCGGTGGCTCTCTGGTGCTGGAGGAGCGTTCTGTCGTTCCGGCCGACTTGACCGACCCGGGCTACGGCTATGGGCAGGATTCGTGGGGTTGGCAGGGCGGCTGGGGTCAGGGGATGGTGTGGCAGGGTCCGGCTGCCGGGCCGGGCATGGCGTCGCAGACGGCGATCGCTCAGTCGATGCGCCTGTCTGCGGTGTTCGCCTGCTTGCGGTTGTTGTCGGAGGCGATCGCGACGTTGCCGTTGGACACGTTCGTGCGGAACGGCGCGGCCCGTAAGCCGTATCGGCCGCGGCCCGACTATCTGAGTTTTCAGCCGCCGCAGGCGTCGAGGATCGACTATCTGAGCCAGATCGTCCTGTCGTTGCTGACGGACGGCAACGCCTATGTGTTGACGCCCCGCGACGCGTTGGGTGTCCCGGTCGATCTGGTGGTGTTGGACCCGACGCTGATCGAGGTACAGCGGATCCAGGGAAAGTTGGTGTACACGGCCCGGTCGTTGCGGTTGGACCCGGCGACGGACCTCATGCACATCAAGGGCATGACGTTGCCTGGTCAGGTGAAGGGCTTGTCGCCGATCGGGTATGCGCGGGAGACGATCGGCGTCGGGTTGGCGGCGCAGCGGTTCGGGGCGTCGTTCTTCGAGAACGGAGCCCTGCCGGGCGCGGTGATCGAGGCCGACGAGATGAGCAAGGCGGCCGCGGAACGGTTCCGCGAGTCGTGGAACGGCGACCATCAGGGCGTCGGGAACGCCCATCGGATCGGCGTGTTGACCGGCGGGGCGAAGTTGTCGAAGGTCAGCGTCAACCCGAACGATTCGCAGTTCTTGGAGACCCGCCAGTTCCAGGTGCCGGACGTGGCCCGCATCTTCGGTGTGCCGCCTCACCTGATTGCCGACGCGTCGAACTCGACGTCGTGGGGCAGCGGTCTCGCGGAGCAGAACTTGGCGTTCGCTCAGTTTTCGTTGCGGCCGTGGTTGGAACGTATCGAGGACGCTCACAGTCGGCTGTTGACGTCGCATGGCCTGGATCGGGTGTTCGTGAAGTTGAACTTGGATGCGCTGCTGCGGGCATCGTTGAAGGACCGCTACGAGGCGTACAAGCTCGGCGTCGAGAGCCACATCGACACGGTCAACGAGTGCCGGGCGTTGGAGGACAAGTCGCCGGTGCCTTGGGGTGACGAGCCGTACGTGGTGGAGCGGATCACCGAGACGGGCCCGATTCCGGGTGCGGCGGGCGTGCCGGCACCGGTGGAGCCAGGCCCGACGCCGCCGCAGCCGAAGGTGTTGCCGCCGGCTCCGCCTCGGCGGGTGCCTGTCGCGAATGGAGCACGACGTTGAGTGATACCGAGTTCCGATCCCTGTTGGAGCCGCCCGAGTTCCGTTCGGAGGGCACACGACTGACCGCGGCTGGTGTCGCGATGCGGTACGGGGCGCGGTCGAAGCCGATCGGCGGGAAGTTCCGCGAGGTGTTCCAGCCGGGAGCGTTCGCGAAGACGATCGGCGACAAGGTCGACGTCCGGTCCCACAACGAGCATTTGGGGCCGTATCTGGCCCGCACCGGGAACGGCACCCTCCGCCTGGTCGACAGTCGCAGCGAGCTGGGCTACGAGCTGGATCTGCCGGACACGACCGCTGGCCGTGACGCCGCCCAACTGTTGGAACGGGAGGACATTCGCGGGTCGAGCATCGGGTTCCGAGCTCGACCGGCGGACGTGAAGTGGACGGTCGACACCGACGGAATGGCCATGCGGTCGGTCACGTCGGCGGCGCTGTTCCGGGTCGATTTGACGGTCGCCCCGTACTACGACGATTCGACCGCTGCGTTGGCGTTGCGGTCGTTGGCCGACGACAAGCACATGGAACTTCGTTCCGTTTTGGAAGCCGCCGAACGGGGCGAGCTTCCCACCCTGATCGAGTCGTCCACGGACGACGACGAGGAGCAGCGAAGCGACCACGACGGCAGCCTCAACAGCACCGTCGTGCGTCCCCGCATCGCGTCGCTCTTGTACTGACCGGCAGCCTCGCCCGCACCGGCCGCTGACAGACAAATCCCCTGACCCCCGGGCGCGTTCGCCGCGCCCGCGCGCCCCAAGGAGGGCAACGACGTGAGTGTCATCGACATCGTGCGCGAGAACTTCAAGGCTCGCGCCACTATCCAGGGCGAGCTGCGTTCCATCGACGAGGCCGCCACTACCGACAACCGCGACTACACCGACGACGAGAAGACGACCATCACCGAGAAGCGTTCGGCGTTGGAAGCGATCGACGAGCGGATCCAGGCGAACCTCGACATCGAGGTCCGGTCGCAGCAGATCGACGACGGGCTCGACCGGTTCCTCGGCGCCATCGCCGACCGCGAGCACAGCGACCTGATCGACACGCGGTCCATCGGGCAGCGGTACGCCGACAGCGACGAGTACCGGTCGTGGGCGTCCGCCGGCGCGCACGGCTCCTACGCGGTCGACATGCCAGGCCTCGACTGGCGGGCCGTCACCGACGTGACCCTCGGCGCCACGTCAGGCGGGGCGTTGACCCGACCGGAGCGGATCAGCCGCATCGGGCAGGACTTCTTGGACCGCCGCACGTTCCTCATCGACCTGCTGCCCACGATCCAAGTCGGGCAGGGCGTCGTCGAGTACGTGCAGGACAAGACGCCGCTCGCCGACATTGCCGACAAGCCGGCGGAAACCGCGGAGGGCGCGGCGAAGCCGCAGGCCGGCCCGACGTTCGGTGTGGTCGACGAGCCGACCCCGACGATCCCGGTGTGGGCGAACATCACCCGCCAGACCGCCGCGGACGTGCCGCAGGTGCAGGGCTATCTCGACACGCGGCTGCGGTACGCGTTGAAGCGCCGCACCGACAAGCAGGTCATCAACGGCAACGGCTCGTCGCCGAACCTGCGCGGCTTCCTGCAACGCTCCGGGATCCTCACCTACGCGCCCGGTTCGGCCGAGGCGCGGTACATCTCGATCCGCCACGCGATCCGCCTCATGGAAGACGTCGAGTCGGTCCCCGAGATCATCGTGCTGAACCCGGCCGACGCCGAGCTGTTCGACCTGACGAACTCGACGAGCGCCGGCCTCCACGCGGTGATGGACAACGACTCGCCGGGCGGTGCCGCCGCTCTGGCCGGGTCGCCGTCGCGGACGGCGTGGGGGCTGCGGCAGGTCCACTCGACCGCCATCGCGGCCGGCACGGCACTGCTGGTCGACCCGATGCAGGTCGCCCTGTTCGACCGGCAGCAGGTGACCGCCTACATGACGGACAGCCACGCGTCGAACTTCACCAGCAACATCCTCACGCTGCTGCTGGAGCTGCGGATCGGCCTCGGCCTGTTCGCCCCCTATGGCGTCCTGGCCCTCACGTTCAACGGCACCGCGTAGGCCGCAAGGCGAACCTCTCCCAAAGGAGCAGCACGTGACGTCTCGCTATGGCAACAACACCGACGAGCAGTGGCTGCGGTACGGGTCGCCGACCGGTCCCCAGTCCCGCTCGTTGGACCAACTGGAATTGGCGGTCGACACGGCCGCGCTGACGACGCAGGTGATGACGTCGGTGTGGTGCCCGTGGCAGACCGGCGATCTGATCACGAACATCAGTTTCATGTCGGGCGCGACGGCGGCCGGCACGCCGACGAACTGGTGGTTCGCTCTCTACACGGCAGCGGGCGCGCTGCTGGCGCAGTCGGCCGATCAGCTGACCGCGGCGTGGGCGGCCGACACGCTCAAGACGTTGCCGCTGGTGACCCCGCAACGTCCGTCGGCGGCCGGCGGCCTCTACGCGGCGGTGATGGTGAAGGCGACGGCGGTGCCGACTCTCGGCGGGCGCAGCCTGGCCCGCGCTGCGTGGGCCGGCGCCATCCTCGGCGGTCCCGTCCTCGCGCAAACGTCCGGTTCGGCGCTCACCACGACCGCCCCGGCGACCATCGCGACGCCGACAACCGTCGCCACGATCCCGTTCGCCGTCCTCTCCTGAAAGGAACCCTGACCATGGCAGACATCTGCGAATCCGGCGTGTTCTTCGACACCAAGAACCAGAAGGTCGTCGACTCCAAGCCCGAGGAGGGCATCCAGATCGTCGCCCCAGGCGACGAGATGACCGCCGACCGGGAGGCCGACATCCAACGGTGGCGGGACGTCGAGATCGGCACGCCGGCACCGGTCGCCGAGGCCGTCACGACCGAAGCGGCTTCCGGCGGCGAACCGGCCGAGAAGTCGGCTCGGGCCGCCCGGACCAACAAGTAGCCGAGCGTGGCCGACGACTGGGACATTCTTGCGCCCTCCGAGGCGTACGAAGCGGTCGGCGTGTCCGACACCAGCGCCGGCCACGACTCGCAGTTGACACGGATGGTGACCGCCGTATCGCGCCGCATCGACGAATTGTGCGGCGCGGTCGTGCAGCGCACCGTCACCGACGAGCCATACGACGGCGGCCGCCGGTCCATTGAGTTGCCGTGGGCCACCGCGGCGGTCACCTCGGTGAAGGAGTACACGGGCACGACTCTCGCCAACCTGACGGTAGAGACGATCACGGCGCCGACGAGCACGAACTACGTGTTCGACAAGCGCAAAGGGTTCCTCTATCGCCGTTCGGGGGGCATGGACTACATGTTCGCCCCCGGTCGGGCGAACGTGCTGGTCACCCGCACGTGGGGCCGGTACCCGACGACCATGGACGTCGACGAGCAGTTCAAGACGGCCGCCGAGATGGTGCTGCACGACTGGTGGCAGGCGTCGGCGCAATGGTGGGAGAAGAACAGCAGCTTCGGCGGCGACATGGGGTTCCCTCCGCTGCCACCGCGGGCGTGGAGCCGGGCGGTTGAGGCGTTGGGCGACCAGCGCCGACCGCCGACGAGCGCGTGACGATGCCGACGTCGTCGTTGTATGTCGCGGTCAAGCGGCAACTGGTGGCGGTGTTGCGGTCCCGGGTGGGGTTGGCGGGCGTGCGGGTCGACTATGCGTGGATGCGGGGCCGGGCGGCGGACGGCAACAGCACGCCGGGCGAGCACGTGTGGCTCGAGAACCTGCCGACGTTGATGGCGAGCGACACGCCGGTGGCGACAGGCGAGGTTCGCCATCCGCGGCACGAGGTGTTTTCGGTGGGCGTGAATTGTCAGGTCGCGGATGGCGGCGCGACGGAGCCGGATGTCGTCGAGCTGCGGACGTTGGCGATTCTGGCGGAGGTGGACGGCGTGTTCGCCGACGACAAGACGTTGGGCGGAATGGCCGGGCTGTTGGAGGCGCGGCTGTTGGGGTGGTCGCCGCTTGAGCCGGAGTTTGCCGGTAAGGGGTGGGCGTTCCGGTTCGTGGGCGAGGCGCAGTTCTCGACGTGGCTGAATTGACAAAGGGAGACAGTCGGTGGCTGAGCACAGGTGGCGTTGGGATTCGGATGAGTCCCGCGAGTTCCCGTATCACGATCTGGTCGACGTGGATGGCGTGGCTCATCCGGTGGTCGCGCCGGGTGATGTGGTTGTGACTGGGTCGGTGGAGTTGGGCAAGGAGTATCCGCAGTTCACTCGGTTAGACGGGCCGGCAGCGAAGCCGCGCGCGCCGCGGAAGCCGCGTGCGAAGAAGGCCACTCCCGCCATCGATGCAGCACCGGAACTCGCCGCGGAGCCGTTCGGTGCCGAACCGGTCGCCGACGAGACGAAGGAGCAGTAGATGCCGCTCACCCCCATCGCGTCGCACAAGGCGTTCCTCGGAATCGCGAAAGAGACCACCAAGGGTACGCCGGTCGCCTCAACCGCTTACATCGCGGTGCACCGCGACACGCTGAAATACATGCCCGGCCAAGTGCTCCTCGAGGACAAAGGGGCGCGGGGCGCGCCGGGCGATGTGTACGGCCACGTGGCCGGCGTCAACTGGTCGGAGACGTCGTGGGGTGGCGACCTGTTCGCCGACACCATCGGCTGGATCGCGGCGGGCCTGTTCGGCGAGGTCGCTGTGACCGGATCGAGCGCGCCTTACACGCACGCCTTCTCGTTGCTGAACTCGGGGCAGCAGCAGCCTCCTGCCTACACGGCCGACATCAACTACGCGGTCGCGAACCGGCAGGTTCCCGGCTTGCAGTTCTCGGAGCTGAACTTGTCGTGGTCGTCGGACGGCCTAGTGACGTACACGACGAAGGGCGTCGGGTTCCCGTCGGTAGTGGCGACGTTGCCGACGCCGTCGTTCTCGGCGGCGCAGCCGATCGCGGCGTGGAAGTCGACGATCGTGATCGGCGGTACGACGTCGGCGGGGACGTTGGGCGGCGAGGTGAGCATCAAGCGGACGACGACCCGGATTCACGTGGCGAGTTCGGTGGGGTCACCGGCTGCAGTGTGGGGCGGCGGATTGTCGATCGATGGAAAGTTGACCTTGGTGATGGAGTCCGACACTGAACTGGCGCGGTTGGTGACGCCGGCTTCGACAACGGTGGACGTGTCGTGGCAGCCGGATGCGAATAACAAGGCCCAGGTGACGATGTCGAAGGCGCAGTATTCGGCCGCTGAGCCGGTTTTGGGAAAGGATTGGGTGGAGTTGCCGATCACGTTTTCGGCGGATTTGAACACGACCGATGTGGGCGCGTCGGGCGGGTATGGGCCGGGGAAGGTGACGTTGATAAACAGCATCGCGTCGGGCGTGTTCATCTGATGCGCGTCGAGTTGGGCGGCGACGATTGGGCCGATTTGAAGGACCCGGAGCAGGTGACGAACGGCGACCGGCGCCATGCGCTGTCTCGGTTCTACGCGGTGATGCGGGACGGCGAGACTGCGTGGGCGGCCGACATGTCGCTGTTCGACGGCTACCTCGAAGTGCTGATGGAGAAGTGGTCGCTGGACCTGCCGTTGCCGGGCGAGGATCCGTCGGTGATGGACCGGTTGTCGTTGGATCAGTCGAACCGGCTGTACGGCGCGGTGCGTTGGCTCGACGACGTGTCGAAGCCCGATTTCTCCCCGGACGGTCGGGCTGACCCAAAAGCGGGTACCGGCAGCTCCACCGCCTGAAAGACGCTCTGGCCGGCCGGCCGGTCCGTGAGGACTTGCCGGTGCCGTGGGACAAGTGGCGGCTGTACCGGCTCGTCAAGTTGGGGTTGTCGCCGTCGGAGATCGACCGGATGTCGCGTGTGGATACGGAGTGGTTGTTGCGGCTCGACGCCGAGTTCGGAGGATCGTCTGGTGGCTGACCGGTTTTCGGCGTCGTTCCTGACGGCCGCGTTCGAGCGGGAGCTGCGGGCGAAGGCGGCCAGCGTGGCCCGAGCCGCGCAGTGGGCGTTGCGGGACGCGGGCCGGGCCACTCAACGTGCCGCGCGTCGGAAGGTGCGGGTCTACAAGGGTCCTGGTGCGGTGTCGGTGGCGTCGGCCCGGAAGGTGTGGAAGTCGGGCGGCACGGTCGCCCGGAGCGAGGTGGTGGCCGGCTTGTTGCGGGATTCGGTGCGGCCGAGCCGGCGGATCATTCGGGCCGGCCCGGTACTGATTCTGCGGGTCGGGCCGCGGGGTCCGAGGGCGCATCTGTACGCGGCGAAGATCGACGCCGAGGACCATTTCATGGACGCGGGCCGTGAGGCGGGCGAGGCCCGGTTGGGGTTGGCGATGGTTGAGGCGTTGGGGAGGGTGTGGCGGTAGATGGTTGCTCCGATCACAGCCGAGCTGCGCATGTCGAACGCCGATTTCATGGCGAAGTGGAATCAGTCGTTGAACGCGGTGTCCCGCGGCGCGACGGAGGGCCAGGGGCGTCTGTCGTTGCTGGGGTCGGCCGCGCAGGACGCGTTCGGCCGGATGGGCGCATCATCGGGCGTGGCGGGACAGGGGATGAGTCTGCTCAGCAAGACGGGCGGCGATCTCGGCGCCACGATGGGCGTCGCGTTGCCAATCGTCGGCGCCGCCGCGGCCGCGCTTGGTGCCACCGCTCTGATCGTGAAGTCCACGACCGGGGCGTTCGTCGAGTACGCCGCTCAGGTCCGCACCGTCGAGGGCGCCACGGGGGCGCAGGTCCGCCAGGCGGAGCAGTTGGTCGGCATCTCGAACGTGCTCGGGGTGAGCACCGACGCGTTGGCGAAAAGCGTCGGGATCATGTCGAAGGTGATCGTCGAGCAACCCCAGAAGTTCGCCGAGTTCGGGGTGCAGATCGCGAAGAACAAGGACGGCAGCAACGATCTGGTCGGCACCCTCCTGAATCTGGGGGACGCCTACAAGGGCGCGACCGACGCGGCCGCGAAGAACGACATGATCCGCACCACGCTGGGCCGCGGCTATCAGGACCTGCGGCCGATCCTGGCCCAGAACCGCGACGTCTTGCAGGAGATTGCCGACGTCGCCGCCAAGCAGGGGTTCAGCCAGGCCCAGATCGACGGTGCCCGTGCCTATCAGATCCAGGTCGGCGAACTCGGCCAACAGTTCAAGAACGCGGAACGCCAAGCGGGAGCGTTCTTCACGCCGTACCTGACGAACGCCGCCACGAACCTGAACACCATCTTCGGATGGCTGTCCGGAAGCTCGGGCAAGGCGGCGGCCGCTCTCGGCGAGATGCAGGCACAGGCGAAAGAGGCCGCGACGGCGGAGCAGGCCGCCGCTAAGGCCACGTCCGACCTGCAATCGTCGTTGACGGCGGTCCTGTCTTCCCAAACGTCGCTCGCCTCGTCGAGACGAACCCTGTCGACCTTGGAGCAGCAGGGCGCGGTCGACGCCAAGGCGGTCGCCGACGCCGAGAAGAACGTCGCGTCGGCCCATCACAGTGTCGGCGACGCCGTCCGGGGCGAGCAGACGGCGCAACGGTCCCTGAACGACCTGCTGGCGAAGGGCGCGGTCGACGCGCAGCAGGTGGCGACCGCCGAGAAGGACCTGGAGCGGGCGACCACCAGCGCCACCGATGCCCGCAAGGCCCTGGCCGACGCCGAGCAGAAGCTGACGGACGTGCGGAAGGGCGCGTCGCCGACCGACCGCCAGCAGGCACAGTTGCGGGTCGCCGAGTCGGCCGACTCGGTCGCGGCGGCGCAGCAGAACATGACCGACCTGATGGACAAGGGCACCGCTACCGCTTTGGAACTACAGCAGGCGCACCACGCGGTCCAGCAGGCCCAGCTCGATCAGACCAAGTCGAAGTCCGACCTGAACGACGTGATGCGCCAAGGCACCGACGGCGCGGCCGACACCGTCGCGGCGCAGGACGCGGTCGCTCAGGCGACCAAGGCGGTGAAGGACTCCGAGGACAGCGAGGCGGCGGCGGCCGACGCTCTCCGCAAGGCGAAGGCGGGCGACCCCGATTTCGACCGTCGGCTGGCCGATGCCCGTCAGGCGGTCGCCGACGCCGGCTATCGGACGCAGCAGGCGAACGACGCCGAGCGGGACTCGAACGCCAAGCTGAAAGCGGCGCAGGCTGGCGACCCTGACTATTTCTCGAAGTTGGCGGCTGCCCGTGACGCGGTCGCTCAGGCTGGGTTCGCGTCGGCGACCGCGGCCGAGAACGAGAAGAAGGCGTTGGAGACGGCCGGACCGGCGGCGGCGATCCTGCGGGAACATCTGGATCAAATCGCCCGCGACTATCCGGCGGCGGCGGCCTATATCGCATTGATCGAGTCGACGTTGCCGGGCGGGCGGGTGCCGAACGTGACGAGTGTGCCGGTGCCGTACGCGCCGGTCGGAGGGGACAGCGTCCCGTACTACCTGCGGAAGCCGCCGGGCGCGGCGGCCGGAGCGATCGTGAAGGCGCGGCCGGGCGGGACGATGGTGAACGTTGCCGAGGCCGGCCGGGACGAGGCGGTGATGCCCTTGCCGACCGGAATGGGAGCCGGCGGGTCGACGGTCGTCAACGTCAACGTGGCCGGGTCGGTGATTGGCGGCACGCCGGCCCAGATCGCCGCGGCGCTCGAACCGCACATCAGCACAGCGCAACAGCTCCGAAGGTCGCGGTCTTGAACGAATGACTACCAACCCGGCACCCACCCTTCCCCTCGGCGCGTCTGTCCCCCCGCACTCTGCGCTCCACTTGTTCCACCTGCACGACATCTTCGGCCCGACCTTCAACGTAAAGGACGGGTACGGAGCGGTCGGCAACGGAACGGCCGACGACACCGCTGCCATCAACGCAGCTCTCGCCGCTCTCGCGGCGGCCGGCGGCGGCCGAATCTACTTTCCGTCCGGCACCTACAAGGTCACCGCTCCCATCCCCGTCAATACCAGCAACACGGTCTTCGCCGGCAATGGCACCATCCAAGCAGCAGGAACCGAACCGGTCTGGAACGGCGACCGCGGCATCCTCGAACTCGGGATATCCACCCCGGCGAGCAACATCGGCGTGGTCAGTCTGGTCTTCTCGATCGCCGGCCTCGCCCAAGCCATATCAATCTACGGGGGTAGCAATTTCGCGATTCGGCGCTGCCGGTTCGCTGGCGCGTCGACTGGGAACGCCGCCGTGTCCGTGTCGCCCGGCCTCGGCGTCGGCGGGTCAGGGTCCGTGTCGAACGTCGCCATCGACGGCAACGACTTCGGCAACACCGGAACCATCGGCGTCCGCCTCTACTCGGCGTCGGGCCGGACCGTCAGCCGAACCAGGATCGTTCGCAACGACTTCAACGGCCAAAGCTGCGCGGCGTCAGTCGGAATCGGCGCCGTGTTCCTCGACGCGGCCGACACGCTGTCGGGCACCGTCATCGCCAACAACACGTTCAAAGACCTGGTCGGCCATGCCGTCGGGTCGGGCGGATACGCCAACGCGGTCGGCGGCGGCCTCTCCACACCGGGAGTGCTCAGCGACACGATCATCGCCAACAACCACTACTCGAACACCCGCGGCAGCCAACGGCAAGGGTTCGTCCACCTGTACCAGGCCGCCCGCACGACGATCAGCGGCAACATCGCGACGGGCGGCGGGCCGACATGCGAAGGCCCGTTCTTCGCACCCGGCCGCACCGCGAACCCGATGATCGACGTGAAGGTGATCGGCAACTCGGTCGACAGCTTCGACGCCTTCTGGGACCCCGACTCAATGCGGTTCGTCGAGGTCGCCGACAACATCGTGCGGAACTGCGGCGCAGGGCTCACCGTCGGCTACGACACTCAGCAGTACATCAAGATCCACGACAACCTGTTCTACAACTCGTGCAACGCTGCCTATCCGGCGGCGATCGTTTTCGGGAACGCAACGTCGATCAAGGTCGACATTCACGACAACACGATCATCGACGACCGGGGGACGCCGGTCATCACGAAGATGATCGAGTTGACCGGCGGCTACGACTTCTCCGACGCCACCATCCGCAACAACCGGGTGTACGTGCCGTCGGCGACGTTGGCCGCCGTCGTGTTCAAGGAGATGGGCACCGAGGTCGCCCCCCGCGTGCTGCGCGACAACGAACTCCACGACGGTGCCGGTGCCCGACTGTTGAACGGCGGCGGCACGCCGAGCATCGCGGTCGGGGCCAACGCAGGCACGGGCGCAACGGTGTCGATCGTCGGAGATGACCGGTCGGGGACGATCACGGTGAACAGTGGGACCGGGCCGGCCGGCGGCACGTACGCGACGGTCACGTTCGCTGTGCCCTACGCTGCGGTGCCCGCGGTGGTGCTCACCGCGGCCAACGGTAACGCCGTGCAGCAGCCGCCCTATGTGACGGCGGCGGCGGCGACCTTCGCCGTGTCGACCGCGGCGGCATTGGGGGCTTCGACGACGTTCAAGTGGGCGTACACGGTGACGCAACGGTGACGATCTTCGACGACCCGAACACCACCTACGACAGCCTGGCCATCGCATACGACGGCGGCCTTGTTCTCACTATCCCGGCCATGACCTACGAATGGTCGCCCACGACCGCCGGACTCGCCACGCCGAGCTACACGCCGCTCGCAGCCCTAGTGACGCACTGCAACATCAAACGGGGCCGCCCTGACGAGTTCTCCCAAGTCGAAGCCGGCGTCTGCGAGCTCACCCTGTTCGACCCGGCCCGCAACTTCGACCCGACCTGGACCGGCGGCATCTACGGCAGCAACGTCACGTTGGACAAACGGATTCGGGTATCGGCGACATGGGCCGACACCCCCTACCGCCTGTTCACAGGGTTCATTGAGAGCGTCACGCCGCAATGGTCCGAGCAGACGTCGCCGTATATCAAGATCGTCGCCGTCGACGCGCTCAAGTCGCTGAACCTGAAACGGATCGTCGGGACCGCCTACCACGACGCCATCGTCGCCGCGGCACCGTTCGTGTACTACCGGATGGGCCAGAAGGACCGGTCGCTGGCGGTCACCGACGAGTTCAGCCCCGCCAACGACGGCACCTATTTCGGGAATCCGGGCGGCGCACCGGTCGGCAGCGTCACTGTCGGCATCCCCGGCGCCCTGCCGGCCGAAACTGATACCGCGGTCGATTTCGGGATGCATGAGGGGTCGGCAGTGTTGCCGTCGTGGGTGTCGTTCACCGGGACCGGCGAGTTCGCTATCGAGTGTTGGGTGATGCCTCGCAGCGCGGCCGGCGGCCTTCCCCAACAGGTCGACCGGATCATCCATCAGGGCACCGGCAGCGGTGGTTTCGGCGGTTCGACCGACCCTGTCCAACTGTTGATCGCCGACGATTTCACGGTCGCGTTGACAGCGTGGGATGGCGGCCCCAACGGCGGCACCCTCGGCTCGACCGTCCCCCTGAACTTGTACGAATGGAACCATGTCGTCGCCGTGAAAGGCGGCACGACCGGACCGCTGGGCGGCTGGCACATCTATCTCAACGGTGTCGACGTGAGCGACGCGACTACAGCAACCACCTACGGCACCGGGAACTGCAACCTGACGGCCAAGCCGGTCTATATCGGGTTCCGGCCCGACGTGACGATGACCGCGACGGGCGGCTCGAAAGCGCTCGACGGTGCGCTCGACGAACTCGCCTTCTACCGCCGATATGTCACCGCGGCCGAAGCCGCCGCCCACTACGCGGCAGCGGGAGGGTTCCGAAAGACGGCCCGCACCGGCGCCCGCCTCAACGCCATCCTCGACGCCGTCGCCTGGCCTGCCGGTGACCGCAACATCGACACAGGCGGCTTCGACATCCAACCAGCACCGTCGCCATTGTGGAAGCAGACGGTCCTCGCCTACGCCAAGGCGGTCGCCGCGTCGGACGGGTATCCGGCGATCCTGTTCGTCGACGGCGACAACAAGGTCGTCTTCTACGACCGGAACCGGGCGGTGCCGTCACCGTCGGGCACCTATGGCGAGAGCTATTTTCCGTACGAGTTCCCGATCGAACCTCACCGGACCGACACCGACTATTGGAACGAGGTCGTCGCCGACGCGTCGAACCTGCCGACCCAGACCGCGGCAGCGTCGTTGCCGGGCGGGTCGATCATCCGCACCCAGACGATCAGCGGCCTCGTCAACGCCCACGTCGCCGACGTCGCGACGATCGCAGCCGACGCGCTGGCCCGCGGGAACAATCCGTCGCCGCTGCGGCTGCCGGCACTGCGGATCCACCCGCTCGACGACCCGGCGAACCTGTATCCGCAGGTGCTCGGCAGCGAACTGATGGCCCGCAAAACGGTGCGGCGCGACCGGAACGTCGACGGCGCGGGCGGCATGGTCGCCGATGTCCGCATTCAGCACGTCGAACACGACATCAGCCACGAGACCGGCGACTGGCACACCACGTGGCAGCTCGCACCCACATAGGGGGGCCTGTGAACATCACCCCGCACGACCTCGCCTTGCAGTTCTACCGGGCCCGGAGCAGCTGGCCGTTCTTCGATGCCGTCGAAGCGGCGCACGGCTTGCCGCGCTGTCTGCTGTACGCGGTCGGGTCGCGGGAAACGAATCTCACGAACGAGCGGGGCGACGGCGGCCACGGTTGGGGCATCTTCCAACTGGACGACCGGTCGCACACGATCCCGCCCGGCTATCTGGACGATGTGCGTCGCCAGGCGAACGACGCGGCCGATCATCTGGCCGGCGGCTATGCCCGGTATGGCGATTGGACGAAGGCGTTGAACGCGTACAACAGCGGGCAGACGTTGACCGAGCGGACGGCGCATGGCGATTACGGGCCGGATGTGTTGGCCCGCGCCCGGTTTCTTGCTGATCTGGCGAGTCCGTTGCCGCCCGATCCGAACCCTGACCCTCAACCTGTAGTGGAGGACGACATGCCGTTGCAGGCAACCGACCCGACGAACGGCGACTTCTGGCTGTGCGACCCGTCGAACGGGTCGGTCGACTCGTTCGACCGTCAAGGCAACCCGCACAACCGCTACTACGGCGGGGCGAACTCGCACCCGGAGTGGAATGTCGGGGCGGGGCGCCCGTTGGGTGCGGTGGTCGGGTTTGCGTATTGGCCGGATGACCCGGAGCCGGACAAGTTCGGGCGGAAGGGGTATCTGATGGTGAGCCGGGCGGCGGACGGGTTCCACACCTACCGATTCCGTGGGAGCGGAGCCGACGCGAAGGTGTTCGCCTGATGGGCTACGTCGTCGCCACCGTGGCCGTCGTGGTCGCCGCTGGCCTCGTCTACGCGGGCGCCCGCCTGTACCTGCGGATCGGGAGCAAGGGCTGATGTACCAGGCTGCCCCCGACCCGACCGAGTTGGCCGATCTTGTCTCCAAGGCGAAGCTATGGCCCGGCTGGGAGGTCTGGCTCGGTGATCGGGTCCGGGACCCGGCCAGCACCCACGGCGGCGAGGCGAGGGGCTTGACGCTGGTCATCACCACGTTGGGCTACAACACGTACCACCCCGAGCGCGGCCAGACCTACAGCGTCGATCACATCTTCATCGTGCCGGCCGCCACCTACAACCGTGCCTCATGGCAGCGGTGGCTGTTCGAGCGTTACGCCGCCGTCTGGCGCCACGAGGCCATGGAGAGCTTCGAGGTCGACGGCGAACACCCCTATGCGGCCACCCACGCGCCGGGCGACAACCCGTACGTGGTGCATGATTACGCCACCGACCTGCAGCGGCGCACGTCGTTCCGAGGTGAGGTCAAGGCGTGAGCCGCGTCGAGTTCCTCTGCCTGCTGGTCGTCGTCGCGCTGGTCGGCTGATGCACGGATGGGTCACATGGCTGATCGCCGCCGCGGCCGTTGTCGCCGCGCTCGGCGTCATCTGGCGGCAATTCCTGCGGCCGCTCCTGAAGCTCGGCGGCCTCCTCACCGACGTGATCCCCCTTTTGGAGCAAGAGGTCAAAGCGTTCAAAGACGTGAAGGACCCGTACTCCATCTTGCAGGAGATCATCGCCCAGTTCCGTTCCGATTCGGGCTCGACGCTGCGCGACTCCGTGAACCGGCTCGAAGAATCAGCGGCGCGTCTCGCGACGGGCGCGGCGGTCGACAAGGAGTACGACGAGACGGCCCGCCAGTTGGCAGCAGGGGCCCGTCTGTTGGCCGAGGAGGACCGTGCCCGTCTTGAGACCATGGGGAAGCAGTTGGACGAGATCACGGTGTGGATGCGGCGACAGCAGAAGGCTCAGCGGGCGAAGAAGGTGACATCGTGAGCAGGGGTGCCGGCCGGGCCCTGCTCGGATTGGTGGCGGTGCTCGCCCTCGCGGCCGGGCTGTTACTACTCGTCGCCGAGCAGCAGAACGTGAAGCTCCGAAGGTCCGATCACGCCAAGAGCGTGGCGCTCACCCGAATCAAGGAGTTGGACGCGCAGCGCCAGCAGCTACTCGACGAGCTAAAGGCGGCACCGGACCCGGCCCGCCAGCAGCAGTTGCTCGACCAGCTCGCCAAGCTGTCCGGGCAGCAATCGACGGTGACGGTCGGCCCGCAGGGTCCTGCCGGTCAGCTCGGCCCGGCAGGCGTGCCCGGTTTGAACGGGGCGAACGGGGCTCCGGGCTTGGCCGGCCAGAACGGCGTCAACGGGCAGCCGGGAACGCAGGGCGATTTGGGGCAGCGGGGCGCGGAGGGTCCGGCCGGTCAGAACGGTACGCCCGGTCCGGCGGGATCTCCGGGTCCTCCTGGCCCCCCGGGACCGCAAGGCCCGCCAGGTCCGGAACCGACCACGACGACGAGCACGTCGACCACTACCACGTCGACCACGCTCCTGCCGCTCCCGTAACAGCCGCTGCACCGGGTGCTCGGCACCTGCGTGACCCTGCCCGGCCCTTGAAAGGAACCCCACCATGCCCGCCAAGAAGTCCCCGCTGTCGACCGAAGACGTCCCGTCCGAGATGAAGGTGAAGGTCACGGCCGACACGAGCGAAGTCACGTCGGCGCTCGGCAAGATCGTCCCCAAGTACGCGCCGGGTCAGACGACCACCGAGTTCGCCATGACCGTCGTCGGCGCCCTCGCCGCGGTCGTGCTCGCCTGCTTCGGGAAGATCGACGGCAACATCGCCCTGGCCGCGATCACCGCTGCCGTCACCGGCTACAGCGTCAGCCGCGGCCTCGCCAAACGGTGACGATCAGACGTTGAGCACGCCGTACCAGATGTCGCGATCGCGGTCGTAGGCAGTGATCCGGTAACGGACCCCGCACTCGATCAAGAACCCGTCGCCGATCTCGAAGATACCCGGGTACGCCTGACGCAGTAGTGGGCCTGTCCACGCTCGTTTCTCACCCCCGGGCGTCGTCACCCTCGTCCTCTTCGTCGTACTCGTCGTATTCCGGGACGAGCGTGTGAGTCCACGGCGGCCCGTCGGCCGGTTCGGGCGGCGACAGCAGCCCCTTCAGCAACTTCCCGTAAGCCTCATGGTCCACGCCCCGAATCGTACGCCCCTTCCTTCCGCCGCGAGGTGCCGATGCCGCTCACACAGGTAACCGTCACCGGCACGCCCGTCGTCGCCCCCGGCATCCCCCTGCCCGCCGACGCGAGCGCCACATTCGAACTCAACTCTGCGATGGCGCTCCCCGGCAGCGTCGTCGCCGTGCAACGGCCCATCACTGTCAAGCTCGACAGCGGCACCATCCCGGCCGGGACGGTCCTGTTCGCCACCGACGACCCCGACCGGCAACCCGACGGTGTCGCCTACGTGATGACCCTCCGCGGGCCCGGCATCCGAACACTCCAGCTCTACTTCGACCTGCCGCACACGGCCAGCACCTTCGACATCAGCAACGCCGCCCCGCAAGCACCCCCCGCCGCGGTGCAGGCATTCGCCACGCAGCACGGCCTGAACGCCGCGATCGCCGAAATCGAAGCGACGACCGGGACCACCCTCGGAGTGTCGTCGCTCGACGGCGACAGCAACCTCGTCCTCTCGTTCACAACGCCGTGGGGTGTCCGGGCCGACGGGTCCGCCTATTGGGATCCTGACGGTGCCGCTCCGGGCGAGGAGCGGGTGCTGGTTGTCGCCGACGACGGGTCGCTTGAGCTTGTCCTGCCGGGCGTGGGCGACGGTTCGGGCAGCGCGGCCGGACCCACGGGGCCGGCTGGGCAGGGGTTCACGAACCGCGGCGCGTGGGTGTCGGGCACGAGCTACGTGGCGTACGACGTTGTTACGAGCGGCGGGCAGACGTTCGAGTGCATTCTCGCTACGAGCGGGACGACGGCGCCGGCTGGCGACGGGACCCATTGGCAGTTGTGGGCGGCGAAAGGCACCGACGGCGCTGCCGGCGCTGCCGGCGCGACTGGGCCGCCGGGACCGTCCACGGGTCCTGCGGGCGGCGACCTGGCCGGCACCTACCCGAACCCGACCGTGCCGGGACTGGCGGGGAAGGCGGCCACGGCCCACGGTCACACCGAGTCGGACGTGACCAGCCTCGCGACCGACTTGGCTGCGAAGGCACTCGACAGTGCCGTCGTGCACAACACCGGCAACGAGACCGTCGCCGGCATCAAGACATTCTCATCGGCGCCCGTGGTGCCCGCCGCCTCGCTTCCTGAATCGGCGGTCAGCAACCTCACGACAGACCTCGCAGGCAAGGCAGCGGCGTCGCATGCGCACACAGAGGCAGACGTCACCGGCCTCACGTCCGACCTAGCGGGCAAGGCGGCATCGACGCACACGCATGCGGAAGCCGACGTCACCAGCCTCGCGACCGACCTCGCCGCGAAAGTCTCGAAAGACCTGCTGCCGTGGCGGTTCGACATTCCCCCGTGGATGACGCCCCTCGCGACGGTGGGCTCGTGGACCAATGTCTCGATCTCCTGTTTCGGCGGCGGCTATGTCCAGTCGAGCGGAGCGCAGAACGACAGCATCGACCTTGTCACGATGCTCGCCGCCGGCACTTGGTCGCTTGAAGTGATGTATCGGGGATCGACGAATACCGGGATCATCACCGCCCAACTCGACGACGGGGCCGGTTCCTTTACGACACTCGGCACCATCGACACCTACCTTGCGACCCTTACGAACAACAGCCGGGCGACGCTCGCCGGGATCGCGGTCGGGACGACGGTCAAGCGAACGTTGCGGCTTCTGATGGCGACCAAGAACGCGTCCTCGACCAACTACTTCGCCCAGATCCAGTGGGTGACCCTGAAGAGGACGGCGTAGATGCGTCAGTCCACTGAGCGCCAGACCGCCGCCGCTGTTTCCCCGACCTGCCAGGAGAACTGACCTGTGACCCAGACGACTGTTGTCACCACCGGCGACCCGCGCCTCACGTCCCGCACGGTGAAAGCGGCCACGACTGTCCCGCAGGCGTCGCTGGCCGGCCTGGCGGTCATCGACGGGTATCAGACGGTCGACGGCGACCGCATCCTCATCATGGGCCAGTCGACATCGTCGACCCGAGGCGTCTGGGTGGTGCACACCGGCGTGTGGACCCGGCCGACCGACTTCGCCACCGGCGCCGACGCACAAGGCGCCGTCGTATGGGTGCAGGGCGGCGACACCCTCGCCGGGAACGCCTACCAGCTAGCGGGCGCCTCTCCGGTTGTCGTCGACACCACCGCCCAAACGTGGAAGATGGTGGCCCGCGGCGACCCCGACAACACGTACGCCCGGTCGGTCCGTGGCCGGGTGGCGATCGTCACCGACGACGGCTTGTGGTCGACGAAGGTCGTCGAGTCGATCATGGCCCGCATCGGCGCCCGCTTCACCTCTGCGCTGTGGACCAACACGATCGACAGCGATGCGTTGCATCTCACCAGCGCCGACATTCGAGAGATGGACGCCCGGGGCATCGTCGAGTTCACGGCCCACACGCTGTCCCATCCCAACTTGACGACACTCACGGCCGCGCAAATCGCGACCGAGTACACCGCCAAAGACGTCATCGAAGGCATCATCGGCAGAGGGAAGGTCACCACCCACGTCTACCCCGTCTCGGCGAGCAACCCCCTGACCGACCAGCTGGCGTGGGGCCGGTTCGACCACGTGCTCACCTCCACAGCGGACCTCAACGCGGCGTCCGGCGGCCAATACCTGTACGACCGCTTGGCGCCCAAACCCTTCAAGCTCAACCGGGTGGGGTGGACCTCGGCGAACGATCCGGCAACACGGGCGATTGTCACCCAGGCCGCTCTCGGCGGGTTCGACTTGTTCTTGTACACGCACGATCTCGACAACCTCAACTTCACCAACGGCGTCACCCGCGCTCAGTTCGAGTCGATGGTGCAACTGATCCGTTCGTTGGGCATGGAATTTGTCACCGTCTCGGAGATGTGCCCGCCGATGCAGACGGCGATCCCGAACCCGGTCTTCGACGACGGGCTGTACCGGTGGGCATGGACCAACGATCCCGGCCTGACTGTCGAGGTGGTCGTCGATGCGCCGCCCTCTGGGTTCCCGGGCACCAGGTCGCTGCACATGGTGTCGACCGACGCCACCAAGACCTACTACGCGTGGCCCGAGAAGATGATCGTCGAACAAAACTTGCCCTACACCGGGTCGGCGCAGGCTCGCTGCATTCGGACCGGCGGCACGGGCGGGATCGGTTTGAGGATGGACGAGTACAAGGCCGACGACGAGTACGTCAGCTTCAACGACCCGGCGGCGTTGACCACACCGGCCGCCTGGACGCAAGTCACCCGGGCCCGCACGCCCGTCACCGGCTCGGTCATGTTCCCCCGGGCCACCATGAAGAACATGACCGGCGAAGCGTGGTTCACCCACTTCTATATGGGCCCGACAGCGGACGGAGTACTTGGATGAGACGGACTCGCGATACTCGCCCGTGGCCCCCGGCCTTGGCGCCGACCACCGCGTTGACCGCCGACGGCACAGCCGCGCCCGGCGACTTCACCAACGTCGACACGACAAACAACGACGTCACCGTCACCTTGCAGGCGGCCCCGCCGGACGGCACCAGGAACGGCATCAAGCACACCATCCAAGGCGGCAACCACAAGGTCACCGTCGCACTCTCGGGCACCGACGTCGTCAACAAGACGGGCGGCGTCACCTCCTTCACGCTGCCGTTCGTCAACCAGGCGGTCGTCTTGCAGTACTTCGCCGCGGTCGGCGTGTGGATCATCGTCAGCCTGGACCTGGGCACGACACCCGGCGGACTGTTCCGCGTCGCCCACATTGAGACCGGCGCCGGAACGCTCGCCACGCTCGACACCGGCGTGCTGACGCTGCCCGGCACATACGTGCGGCTCATGTGGCGCCTGTTCGGCCGCTCGGATACTGCGGCCACGGCCGACTCGCTGGTGTTGTCGTTTAACGGCGACACGGCTGACGCCAACTACGACCAGCAGCGGGCGAACATCTCCAACGCCACCGTCTCGGCGTCGGCAGTTCCCGGCACCGCTGGCGTCGGCGCTCGGACGATCGGCGCTGTCCCTGGCGCCACGGCCCCGACCAACCATTTCGGCTTTGTCGCCGGAGAGGTCGCCGACTTCGCCGGGGCCAACTTCAAGATCGCCTCGGCCCGGTCGGACTATTGGACGGCCCGCACCGCGGCCGGCTCGAACATCAGGCTCTACGGCTTCCAGTGGGCCAACGCCGCTGCCATCAACCGGCTGGCCTTCTCCATCACCGGCAACTTCGTGGCCGGGACCAAGCTCGACGTGTACGCCATGTCGGCCGGCGGGTAACCCGCCGACTCGCAGGCCTTCTGCGTCTCGCCCCCGGCTTCGGCCGGGGGCACCCTTCGCGTCCCGGGGGTTAGAGCGGCGCCTATCCAGACGGGACCAATAGAGCGCCGATCGCCTCAGCCAACCCGCGGTCCTTCACCTCCAACACCGCCGCATAGCTGCGCAACGCCATCGTCGGATCGTGACCGGCCCGGCCCGCCACCGTCCGCACATCCCAACCGCCCGCCAACCCCTGCGTCACCATGAACCGCCGCAGATGATGCAACGTCACCGTCCGCAGACCCACGTCGTCCCGCAGACGGCCGAAGAAGGTTGTCACCACGTCCGGGTTCATCGGCCGCTCAGCCCGAATGTCATGCGAGAACACGTACGGATCATCCGCAGAGCGGACCCCAGCCGTGTCCTGCTCAATCTTCGCCAACCGAGAGGCCAACACCGCCGCCGTCAACCCTCCGAGCGCCAGCCGACGGACGTGGCCGGTCTTCGTCGACTTCACCAACGTCCGACCCGTCACCCGCACGACCGCCCGCCGAACCGTGATCGTGCCCGCAGCGAGGTCGATGTCGCTGGCCCGCAGCCCACACAACTCGCCGCGGCGAGCGCCGGTTACCGCGGCCGTGAACAGCAGGGCGGCCAGCATCGGGTTCCGCTGCTCCGCCTCCACCAGCAGCCGGCGCACCTGCTCCACGCTCGGAGCGGTCGGCTCTCGGCGCGGGTAGGCGGGCGGTGTCGCCAGCGCCACCGGGCTGAACGCGACGAGTCCCCACTTGAGGGCCTGCTTGAAGGCGCCGGACAGCAGGATATGGAACTGGCGGACCGTGCCCGGCGAGCGGTCGCCGAGCAGCCAGTCGTACAGCCCGTCGATCGTCGACGCGGTGACCTCGTGCAGCGGCACGTTGCCGATCCGCTCGACGACGGCGCTGGCGTTGCTGCGGTAGCTGGCGAGCGTCTTGGGCGACGCGCCGCGAGTCTCGAGGAAGGCGAGGTAGCGGTCGATGAGGGTGGCGACGGTGCCGTGGCTGGCGATCGGTTCGCGACGGGCATCGTCGAGGAGTTTGACGAGGGCGTCGTTGGCGGCGCGGCTGCCCCCCCGGAAGGTGCGGGACCGTTGCAGGGGCCGGCCGGTCATCGGGTCGCGGCCTAGGTAGACGCGTAGTTCCCACACGCCGGGCTGCCGCTGCCGCTTGCTGCCCTTCGCCATCATTCCTCCCCTGGGGATGGGATATTTGGTGGGATGATAGCTGTTGAGGCTAGTCAGGCGGCAGACTCGTTGTTGCCGTGGAACTTTGACGTTTGTTTCCGACGTGCCCGGGGAGGACGTAATAGGCCGTTGACCTGCCCGTTTACCGGGGCTCTGTGTACGACGGACCCGCTCCGGGAACCGGTAGAACCCCGATTGATGGGATAAAAGATGGGATGAACGTACACATACCAGTTGCGAACTCGGCGGCTAGGGCGCAGTGATGGCGGCGGTGTAGTCGCTTAGATGGGCGCTCATGGTGTAGCTGTCCGCTTGGACCTGCGATTGCACCGCTGGGGCGATCGATCGCGGGTTCGCTTTGCATGCCGAGTAGGCCCGGAGGCTGTACCCGAGGAGAGCCTGATAGACGCTCGCAACGCGCTGCGACGGTGCATGGGGCACTCTCAACGCGATCTCGAATTGCCCGGTGAGCAAGTTGCACGATGTCTCGATCTCGGAGGGGGCGACGTTCGGGTTGAAGGTGCTGGCCAAGCTGCTCAGCAGTTCAGACAGGTCGAGCGGCACTTTGCCCCACTGGCGTAGCCACGCTGCTTCGGTCATCGCCGTGGTCGGCGGGCTCGTCGTCGCTGGCATGGTCGTTGTGGGTGGGGCCGCGGTCGTGGTCGCCGTGCTGGTCGTCGCCGACTTGCCACCGCACGCCGCCAACGCCAGCGCAGCCAGACAGGCCACGGCCGCGATGCGCAGCCGGCTTTGGACACCTTTAGGGATTGCGGAATAGTGAACGGCGGGTAAGCATGAGGTGTCCCGGCGGTACCGTCGACCGTCGGCGAGCGACGGACGTAAAGTCCGGTTCGGGTCGGTCCGATGTCGAGGGAAGATCAGCAGAGTGGGAGCGGAACAGTTGTCGGAGCGGCGGGCGGCAGGGCGACGGCGCTCCGACCAGTTCGCCCGCGACGCCCTGGTGCGGCTCGCACGGCTAGAGGAAGCCATCAGCGCCCTCCGTTCTGAGCTCGTCGCGGCTTTGGCCGAGGAAGAGACTGTCGAACCTCAACGGTCAGCTCCCGTACTGCCTCTTCGACAGCCTCAAGACGACGGGTAATAACTGTCTCGAAGTCGCCGGACGGTACCCGCGTGTCGTGGTAGGGCATGAGGCGACCGGCCTTTTTGAACAGCTCGTCGGCCGGCACCCCGAGCCCCTCTGCGAGTTTGGCAAGCGTGGTGTCGCGGCCGTTCCAGCGTCCCTCAACGATCTGCCGTAGCAGCGTGTCGGACAGTCCGACTTCACGGGCAGTGCGGGCGTAGCCGCCGCGGCGTGTTATCTCGCCCAGAAGGTACTGGCCGAGTGGATTGGTGCTCTGTGTCATCGGCGCTCCCATCAGTCGGCATCGTGACAGCGAATCTTTGCGAAATCTAGTGAGGTCGTAGCGAAGATCGGCGAATCAACCTAGCGAACCACGCTTGTGTTTTCGCAGGTCAACGGCCAATTTCGGGAATGTTCGCCATAGTTCTTGAAACGTTCGCCTTCGTTCGCTAACGTTCAGAACGTGCAGATCAACCCCGAGGCGCTGACCGAAATCCGTGAAAGGTCCGGTTACACGAAGGCCACCTTCGCGGGCATGGTCGGGATCGCCCCCAGCTACCTGACCGAGATCGAGCAGGGCAAGAAGCCCGGCACGGCCCACGTCATCAAGCGGATGGCCGCCGCCCTCAAGTGCCCGGTCGGCGCCCTCATCCGCGATCCCGCCGCGGCAGCCAAGGCGTCCTGATGCCGCGTCTGTCTACTGTCCTGGCGGCCAACGCACCGGCCCTTCCCGCGCCCCCGTCGCTGGCTGACCTGCCAGACGTGATGACGGTCGACGAGGTCGCCGCCGTCATGCGGGTCAGCCGGAAAACCGTCTACTCGTGGATTCGCCGCGGCCGGCTCGCCTGCTGGCGGCAAGGGCGGCTCACCCGGATCACCCGCAGCCAGCTCGAACGGTTCCTCGAAGGCGGAACGTCGTGACCGCCCGCCATTTCAGCAGCGGCATGTGGGCTGCCCTCGTCGCCGACTTCATCAGCGTCGAACACCCGAACGGTCGGACCGAGCGCATCCACTACTGGAACTGGAGGGCGGGCGACCGCATCCTCCCGGCCCGAGTCCTCGGATGACCGCGGCCCGCATCGCTGAGCGCGAGCACGCGCCCGACGCGTTCCGTGTCCGGTCTCGTTGCCGGGTCGCGTGTTCGTGCGGCTGGCCTGGCCGGTTGACGGCGACGTTCGGCGAAGGGTGGCAGGCATGGCTCGCCCACCACAACGAGACGACCGGAGCGCATGACGAGACGAGCGTCGCGTGAGCCGCTACGTCCCGTCCCACGCGTGCCACGACTGCCGCGCCGGGAAGCACTGCACCGGCCACGCCGGTTGCGGCTGTGACTGCCGCGACGTTGCCGCCTACTCGGATCGGCTCGACTACCGCCTCGAAGCCGAGCACGGCGCCGAGGTTGTCGCCGTGGCCCGCCGTTACCGGCCGGCCCGTCGTCGCTATCGGCGGGCACGATGAGCGGCGACCGCCAGTTCGCCCTGTTCTGCACGATCGGTGGTGGGTGCTTGCTGTTCGCGGTTGTCGCCGATGAGGTCGAGGCGGTCCGCGCGTACAGCGAGCACGTGGCCGAGTACACGCAGACCGACCATCGGCCTTACATCCACATGGAACCGATGCGGCTCGAGTGGGCCGAGTTGTGCCACTACCTGCCGGATGTGATCGACCCGGCCGCGAACCTGTTCCGCCTGCCGGCCGAGGCAGCCTCGTGAGCGGCGACACGAGGGCCGATGCGCGCCGCAAGATTCTCCAAGCGGCCAACCGCCACATTCTGTCCGGCAAACGTCGACGTGGGCTTTCATACGCGCCTCGGTTGCTGAACATGCGGCAGATCCAGTGGGCGGTGTTCATGTGCCGCCAGAACCATCTGGTCAAAGATGACCTGCTGGTCGCGGCTGGCTTCCGATCGTTGCGGCGTGTGGCCCGCGCCGAGGTCGCCTCATGAGCGCCGCCGACCGCTTGAACGTGCGCGACGACATCGACGCCGTGTGTTCGGCGTGTTGGCTAATGCAACACGGTTGGCGGTGTCTCGGCACGACCCGTTCGGGCCGGCCGTGCGTGTGTTCGTGCCGGGCGCGTGTCCCGTTCTTCGACTGTCTGACGGCGGCGATGCCGGCCGACGTGCAGGATGGGTCCGCCCCCCGTTCCCCTGCACGCTCGGCCGGTTTCGGGGCCGTCCGGCTGTCCGAGGCCGCACTCGACCGGCCGGCCGCCCCACCCACACCGGACGACGCGGCATGACCCGTCCTCGGCTGCTCGATCTGTTCTGCGGCGCCGGTGGAGCCGCGATGGGCTATGACCGCGCCGGGTTCGAGGTCATCGGCGTCGACATCAAGCCACAGCCGCACTACCCGTTCCGCTTTATCCAGGACGACGCGCTCGACGTGCTACTCGACGAGGGGTTCGTGCAGAGCTTCGACGCCATCCACGCCAGCCCACCTTGCCAGGGCTATTCACGGATGCGGCACCTGCCGTGGCTCAAAGGCAACTCGTATCCGCTGCTGATCGAGCCGGTACGGACGGCCCTCGAAACGGCCGGGGTGCCTTGGGTGATCGAGAACGTCGAGGACGCGCCCATGCCGTACTCGACGGTGTTGTGCGGACAGACGTTTGGGTTGCCGTTGTACCGGCACCGTCGTTTCGGGTCGTCGGTTCTCATCATGGCGCCGCCGCACCAGCGGCATGACAAGACCATCTCGCCGGGTCGTCACATTGGCGACCGAGGTCGGGTGTCGACGTGGGAACGGGCGACGCGGATGCCCGACGCCATGGGCTGCCCGTGGGATGACGCAGAAGGAAGTAGCGCAGGCGATCCCGCCGGCTTTCACCGAGTGGATCGGCGGCCACCTGCTGGCCGCCATTGAGATTCCCAACAGAGGGTCCGTCGTCGAAGGGCGGCGTGCGGAAGGGATGCCCGCAGCAGCCACGGTTGATTCTGCGGCCGGCGCCACCAGCCGCGACGGTGGCCGCCGCTACCCCGAGACGGACCCGACACGACAGCAACACCCCGGCGGGCGTGGGGGACCAGCGGCCGTGGCCGCCCCCCGCCCCACCGGCACCAACAACCGCTAACGACTAGGGGGGCACATGACCGCCACCGCACGAAACGACGTCATCCGAGGACTGCGGCAACTCGCCGCGTTCATCGAGCAACACCCGAACCTGCCGGCACCTATGTACTCGTCGACCAGTATCTGGTTGCCGCATGGCTTCGACGCCGAGGCCACCATCGCGGTCGCCGCCGAACTGGCGCCCGCCGAACTCTCCACCAACACCCCGGGCAGCGTGGACGTCGTCCGACTGTTCGCGGGCGCCGTGAGGTTGACGATGCATCTCCCCGAGAGCGTCATCGTGAAACCGGAACCGGCCATGCCGACCGTCGCTCCCGGTCTGCTCGCCGCGATCGCGGGCCGGCCGGTGCGTGACGACAACGCCGCCATGCAAACACTCGCCACCGGGACAACAACGTGACCGGCGCGGCGATGTACGCCAGCGACAACGGGACGATGTTCTGGCCGCCCGAATGCGACCTCGTCCGCTGGGACACGCCCGTCGCCCAAGCGTGGGAGAAGTGGGGCGACCCGGCCTACCGCCGCGAGATCAGGGAACGGCAACAGGCGCTCACCTGCAATACATGGATGGCGTCTCGGAGCCGCGCTGGCGTGGCGCCGTGGTGCGGGGAGAAGGGCATAGGAACGGGGTGGGCTAAGGCTCACGCCGCTGAGGCGCACCCCGGCGAGGCGACCACGTTCAACTACACCTACGCCCGCTGGACGTACGAGATGCTCGGCTTCGTCGACTTGTGGGACGGCAAGCCGATGGGCCGGTACAACCAGCTCGACGGTGCCGACCCGACCGTCCGCCAATGGGAACGCGACGCGATCGAGCTGGGCACCGCGGCCGCCGACTGCTGGTGGCCGGTCTCGTGATAGTCGACGGGTTGACGTTGATCGGCTGGGACGACCCGTCCGCGACCGCTCCCCGCATCGCCGCCTGCACGGATTGTGGCGGCGATGAGGGCGAGTCGCAGGCTGGGGAAATCATCCGCGACGAGTGGGGCGACCCTGTCCACAGCGGCTGCTACGTCACGAGACTCGGCGGTGTCGCGTGAGCGACTTCGCCCGGCTCGTCAACGCGACCAATGCCGCTGGATGGGACCGGCCGCTCCGTATCGAACCATGCTCGCTCCCTGGGATGCGGGAGGCGTTCGACCTCGTCGAAGCCGACGGTACGCGTATCGCTGTCATCGGATGCCGACCCGACGCGGTCCTCATCCTCGCCGCACTGAACACCGCCCTTGACACCGAGCCGGTCGCATGACGACGCCGGTTCGTGTGTGTGTCGGCGTCGACCTCGACATCACCGACAGCGGCGCCGTCGAACGCCACTACCAGCAAACTCACCTGGCCCGCACCGGCCGGCTACCCGACCAGACGGACGGTTTGGTTGACGCCGTGGTCCAGCTCGTGGAGTGGGCTGTCGGCGACATTGACGGCGCCACCGTCGCCACCATCGAAGGCGGCCGACCCGTCTACCGAGGAGCGGGAACATGACCGCGCCCGCTGGCCGCAAGAACGGCCGCTACGCCACCAAGCTCGGCGGCAAACACACCGCCCCGTCCGTGACCGCAGTGCTCGGCGTGCTCGACAAACCCGGCCTCCCATGGGGCGCAGCCAAAGAAACCGCGCTGTTCGCCATCCACCACCAAGACGAATGGCTCGACCTCGCCCCGCCCGACGCATACGAACGGCTCCGCAAGCACCACAAAGGCGTGTGGAACGACAAGGCCAACGTCGGGACGCTCGTCCACGACCTCGCTCTCGGCTGGGCACAAGGCCGCGCCGTCGACTGCCCGCCGCGCTGCGATCCGTACATGGACGCCCTCGAACGGTTCTATCTCGACTGGCGGCCCGTCATCGTCGAAGCCGAACGCTCCGTGTTCTACGACCACCCCGATCTTGGGTACGGCGGCAGCTTCGACCTGATCGCCACCGTCGCCGACAGCAGAACGCTGCTCATCGACTACAAGACCGGCGACCGAGTGTGGCCAGAAGTCAAAGCGCAGCTCGCCGCCTACCGGCACGCGCCGACGATGGGCGTCTACGACGAGTCCGGAGCACTCGTCGATTCGCAGCCGACCCCGAAGGTCGACGGTGCCGCCGTGCTGCACCTCCACGACGACGGAACCTATGCGCTCATAGAAGTCGCCGCGGGCCGCGCCGAGTGGGACTTCTTCCTCGCCTGCCGCCGCGTCTGGTCCGTCTGGTCGAAATGGTCCGGGGACAACGGCTGGCCGCCCGCACCGCTCGCCGCACCACAACGACAAGGGGCAATCGCGTCATGACCGCACTCGAAAAGGTCGAACAGTCCAACGGCGGCGTGGCGCTGGCCGGCCACAACCAGTTGACCGACGAACAGGTTTCGCTCATCAAACGGACCATCGCCAAAGGCTCCACTGACGACGAGCTGGCGCTGTTCGTGCAGCAGTGCAACCGGACCAACCTCGACCCGTTCGCCCGCCAGATCTACGCCATCAAGCGGTGGGATCCCGACGAACGACGCGAGGTCATGGGCATCCAAACGTCGATCGACGGGTTCCGCCTGATCGCTGAGCGGTCGAACCGCTACGCCGGCCAGGACGGCCCCTACTGGTGCGGGCCCGGTGGCGAATGGCGTGACGTGTGGCTCGAGGAGGCGCCGCCCGCCGCCGCCCGGGTCGTGGTGAAGAAGATCATTCCCAACGGCGAGATCGCCACCTTCACCGGCGTGGCCCGCTGGACGTCGTACGCGCAGACGAAGAAGGACGGCAGCTTCCGAAAGATTTGGGCGCAGATGCCGGACAACCAGCTCGCCAAGTGTGCCGAGGCGTTGGCGCTCCGCAAGGCGTTCCCGCAGGAGTTGTCAGGGCTGTACACGGCCGACGAAATGGGCCAGGCCGACAATGAGAACCCAGCGCCAGCGCCGCGGCGTGCGCCGGCCCCGTCGTCTGTCGACACGGAGACTGGCGAGGTCAAGTCGACGCGTCGGCGCCCACCGCCGAGCGGCGCTGCGACGGAGGCTACGGCTCGCGAGTTCCAGCCACCGCCGCCCGAGGACCGGCCGACGCAGTTGGAGCGACAAGCGTTGAAGGCCCGCGTCGGGGCGTTGTCGCCGGAGATGCAGATGGCGGTGACGGAGAAGGTCCGCGGTCGGGTGCCGAACGTGCTCGGCCCCGAGTTCACCTATGACCACGCCGTGATCTTGGACAAGGCGATCGCCGAGGTCGATGCCACGTTCGGCGACGTCGACCCGGGCGGGGACAACGATCCGCCGCCGGCCGATCCTGTTTCGCAGACCGAGGGGGCCACCCGATGACCGCGGTTGATCCGCAGGACGCCATTCTCGTCTCGCTGCTGCACGGCCAGAGCAAGGGCATGACCGTCTTTCAGTTGAGGATGACGACGGGCCGCGCCGATTCGACGGTTCGCAACAACCTCCTTGTCATGAAGGACTACCGAACCGACCCGTGGGTCGCGACGGTTGCCGATAGTCGCCCTTCGCGATGGGTGTTGACCGCGAAGGGCTGCGAGGTTGCCCGACACCGAGAGCGACAAGGGAGTTCCCGATGACCGCATACGACGCCAAGACGCTCGCAACCTCATGGCTCGCCGTCGCGCAAGCCAGCCAGCCCGACAAGAACCGGCCCATCCTGCACAGCACCATCCTCGTCGAAACGTTCCCCGAAGGCGTCCGCCTCGCCGCGACCGACACCTACATGCTCCTCACCGCGTGGGTGCCGACCGAAGACGACGAGTACGCTACCGAACCAGCATTGGACGACGCGCCCGTCTCCGCTGCCGTCGCGATGGACCCGGACGGGCGGGCCCGGCAGTTCATGGGCTACCTCCACAAGTTGACCAGCGGCGAGGACGCCGAAACGGTCAGCGTCCGCATGAACGTGTCCGCCCACGACGAGGACGGCGCGTTCGCCGGAATGGCCGCGACGTGGGTGACGCTCGACTATCCCGACCACGAGAAGCTGATGCTCCGCTGCTGCGAGGGCGAGTACCCGAACTGGCGGCATCTGGTCGACGGGTTCGTCGAGAAGCGGACGACCGCTGTCGCGTTGAACCCCGAAATTTTGGGGCGGCTGTCGAAGCTCGGGAAGTTGGGCGGTTCGTCGCTGATCTGGCATTGGAGCGGGCATGACAAGCCGGCGAAGGTCGAGCTGGCGGATACGACGGTCCGCGGTTTGGTCATGCCGCAGTTGGCCCGCGAGTTGCGCGAGGAAGAAGCCGCATGACCGCGGCGACAGACTCGGCGGCGCTCGGCGCCCGTCTCGCCGACCTGTGGTCCGCGGAACGGTGCGACTGGCACATCGACTTCGAGGCGGGCGACCCGCCGCAGTGGGTGTTGACGCTCGAATGGACGCAGGAGTACGGCAACGACCACCAAGCCGATTGGGTCACGTTCCACTGGCTGTTCTACGGCGAGACGGTCGAAGACGCCCTGACGGACGCGGCTGAGTGGTGCGAGGGGTTGGTGCCGTTCGAGCGGTGCGGCGCGTGCGACGGCGACGGCGAGTACGGCCTCGTCGGCACATGCGGGGCGTGCGGCGGCAGCGGACTCGCCCACCCCGAGGCAGCGACGAGGGGAGAGCACTGATGGGGCTCGATATCAAAGCGTGGGAGAAGGCGGTCCTCACCGACCCGCACGAACACACCGACGACTGCTACGACGCCGGCCACGTCGAAGCGTTCGTGCTCGACGGGTTCGACTGGTCCCTCCGCGGTTTGGAAGCAGGCCGCTGCTACGCCGTCAGCGGCGACTCATGGTCGTTCGCCGCCGGGTCGTACAGCGGGTACGGCCACTTCCGGTCGGCGCTCTGCAAGGCGGCGTTGCGTGGTGTCGAACCGTCGCAGGTTTGGGCCGACCCCGACTCGTACGCGGGCCAGCCGTTCTACGAGCTCATCAACTTCGCCGACAACGAGGGCACGATCGGCCCGGAAGCGGCCGCCGACCTAGCCGCCGATTTCGTGGCCGAACGCGACCGGGTGTTGCCGCTGCTGATCCGTGAGGTCGACTACTACCGGGTGAGGTACGACGACTGGCAGCGGG